TGCGCGGATTCGATCGGTCGCCGCCGTTGTCATCGTCTCTGTAGCCATTCGATTGCTGCCTTTTTCCAGTCGCTCGCCGCACAGCACTCAGCGTGAGCCACTGCGTTCTTGATTCGATCGGGGGATCCCTTCTGGGCTTGAAAGATGTTCCAGGCGCGCAGCAAAGGGTCAGCGACGTTTGCGAAGAAGGGGTCATTGTAGAGCTTCGCACCTCCCGCCATGAAGCTGGTCAGGTCCTCGTTCCACTGCTTCTGGTTTGCGACGGCGCATATCGGATAGGGCTGGACTTGCTTCTGGGCGTAGGGATCTCGATCAGCGTGTCCACTGCCGCCGATTGGGTCCGGCGCGAAGTCCGCGAGCTTCTTCACCAACCCAAAGTGTCGCTCATACACGTGTGTGTTCATTGACACCTGGTAGTATCGGCCCACCGACATTCCCGTGCGCTGGGCCATCAAGTCCAGGAGGAAGCTGAAGTGGACTGCGTTTGCGCCGTAGGCTCCCCAGATTAGGTCGTTGGATCGGTTGAGCACCATGAGGTCCAAGGCGCCGTCCGTGTTGCGTTGGAAGTAGGCACTGGTGTTACAGGGCACGTCCTTGCTGTCTCGGCGCAGCAAGTCTTTTGGATCCCACATCGATAGCACTTGGCGACGACAACCCGAGTCTTCCCATAGTGCTTTGCTGATCGCTTTCAGTTGATCGAATCCAAAGTGGTGATGCCATCGGTGACCATACGCCCCGTGGAACTTCTGGCCATCGTCACTGAATTGATCGATGGTGGAATTGAACTGGCTGATCCATTCAACGTCCTGGCGTCCCGCGACCATCCACAAACACTCGAAGAAGTGAAAGAAGGGGTTGGCGTCTCGGTCTGCCCAGAACAGCACCCGCTCTCTCGGCTTGTTGTAGACGGTCGTCAAGGGTTCAGGCAATTGCTTGGCCCATCCGTTCCGCGTCGACACCCCAACACCATTCGCCATCATGGCTCTACACGCTTCAGGTAGCGCTTGATGAACGTTACTGACGCTGATCACTCTCATGTCCCGTCCTCCATCCACATCCAGGCATCTTCCGTCTTACACGTCAGCATGAAACGTCCTTGGAACGGGTGAGCACGGCCGCCGGGAATGATCCTCCGAAGCACAGTGCCCGCCGCGCAATCAACGGCCACACAGTCTTGTAGGAAGTCCCCAGAGTCACAGTCGAGAACGAATAGCAAACCGAACCCCGCGGTGGTCGTATCAGCATGATCCACGGGTGCTGGCACCAGATTCCGGCGCTCAAGCCAGGCCATCGTAAAGGGACCGCGGCCGTCCTTCTCCATAATACACTCGCAGATACTTGTCCGTCTCACAGAGGGAATGCTCGATGTCGCGCAACTCTAGGCCATTGAATCCGGGCGGCAGATTCTTCGGTGCTGCTTCAAGTAGGTCCTGCATCTCATGTAGCGCTTCCGGTGCTGAGATCCCGTTGGGGGATAGCTGGCCGTCGTTGCCCCGTAGCCGCCGCAGCCCTCGCAGCGCTCCCGGTCCCGCGTTGGCCCAGGTCTTGATGTCCTTCGCCGTGCGGAGGTAGCGAGTCCAGCGGAGATCCGTGACCCATTCGTAGGTCATGAACGGTCCCCAACCGATGTAGAACCGCCCTTTACAAATGTGGTGCCACACATCTTCTAGCCGGCTCTCCTGCTTGAGCACAAACGCTATGTCGTCTCGGTGCTCCCAAAGACGACCCAGCACGATCTCTGAGATGTAACGCTGCTTGGTCCAGTGATACCAATCCGCTTTCTTGTTGGACTCGGCGCGAATCATGTATGCGCCGGTGTAGACCTGCTCACCTCGCGCCTTGCGCGCATCGAGGATCTTGGTCATTCGCTCGGGACTGAAGCGATGATTGTCGGGCCAGCCCCCGTCCCCCTCCATCAGTTCCTTGAGGGTGGGCGGCCAGTTGATCGTTCGAGCGATCGCCAGCATGAACCAGAGGTGCCGGTGCTTTGCGAAAGGCACCCGGATGTTCTCCCGAATCCAGATGGTGACTGTATCCAACTCGCGGAACACGTTGCAGAACCGATACCGCTGGAGGATTGAATCCTCAGTCCATGGCTTTCGTTTGTGATTCTGCCGCTGTTGCCAGATGTGGTGGCGCTCCGTCATCCAATACCACAACGGATCTCGGGGCGTCTCTTTCTCCCCCGTGAACCAAGGATGAGTCACGACAGCACCTCATCGAGGAGCACGGACCACTCTAGCTGATACGGGAGCAATGCCGTGTCGATCCAGTCCCGGCATTCCGCTCTCTGCCTCACACGGTCGATCTGAGTCAGCTTGTCCGCCACCAGACTCTCCTTGAAGGGTTTGCCGCCGTTGCGATCGTAGATGCGCTGCAGGCAAACTTCGAGCGGGGTGGTCATGAATACCCACACCACGCGGTGACCTGCGTCGTGGAGCAGCAGAGCATGTTCCGCCCAGGAGCCGAGCACTGTGCTCGCCAACACTCCCTCCGCGACGACGGTCTCAACATCCTCCAACGCCAGAGCCGCCTCGATCGCTTCGAACTGTAGAGCGAAGGTCGGCACCTTGTCGAGTCCGCCGGCCATGGTGCTGTAGTCCCCGACGACGCACGTGGCGTTGTCCGGATTGATCCTGCCGGTGACGTGCTTCGTCTTCCCCGACTTCGTCTTGAACGAGCACAGATCAATCGTCGCGTCGTGCTCGCCGAAGAACTTCCGCGCGAGAGTCGACTTCCCTGAACCGTTGGTGCCGCGGATATTCAGGAATGTCTTCATGACAAGTGTGGACCGGGCGGCATCGTGCGCGCAACGGCAACCGTCGGCTCTTGCTTCTGCTTCGCAGCATCCTTGATCGTCGTCGCAACAGCAGCCAGTGCTTCGCTCGCCGTGCGCAGCGCTTGGGCGGTCGAGAACAAGCCGCACGGCACGCACGGCGCTATCTCTTTCCGCTTGTCCGAGTATTCCGTGACCTTACAACCGCATGGATGCTTCTCGACGTTCAGGACGGTGGTGCTGGGTTTCTTCTCTTCGGTCATGATTGCCTCACAGGTTGTTTCAGATCAGACATGCGTAGCGCCTTCGCAGAACCGAACAGCTCAGAGCCGCACCGAGGTTCGCCGGAATTGTCCTCAGCACAAGTCAAGCAACCGGTCGGCGGACACTCTTCGACTTCCGTGAAGGGTTCATCAAGTTCAAATCGGGAGAACATCGGGACGCGATGGCCGTGGCACTGGTCAGCGGTCAGAAACTGACTGCCGATCGAGTAGCCGCGCTTGGACAGGATCTCGCCGTCCGGATCGCGCTCATAGCCGTATTCGTAGCAGGTCGCGTAGGTCAAGCCCACCTCCGCCGCGCGCTTCGAGTAGCGGCCGTGGGCCTCCATCCGGTATTCCTCAGCGATGGTCTTCTGTCCACCGATGTTGTCGCAGAACAGGTCTCGGAAGACCCCGCCCCGCTCGGGACCGAATCGCTTCGTGAGGCGCTCGACCATCGACGGCGCCCAGCTGTAGCCGGCCTCAACGAACTTCACGATGACGTGATCGGCTCCGGCCTGAGCCAGCATTCCAAACAACTCCTCGATCTGTTCGTGGGTTGTGACGCCGGGGATGACCGGGTTGCACTGGATCGAAACGTAGATGCCCGCCTCATGGAGTATCTCAATCTCAAGCAGGTGCTCTTCGAGACTCAGCGCCCCGGGCGACAGCTTGCGCCAATCATCGGGGTCCGGAGTGTTGATTGACTTCTGCGCGTAGCTGTAGGGACTTCGCTTCAGCAAGTCGATCGCCCAATTGGGGTATTCGAGCCGGCTCAGGAAGAAGATCGGCAAGCCAGCGTTGACGAAGGCTTGTGCGCCGCTCTGCGTGTTGTGGTAGAGATCCTCCAACGGCAGGAACGGATCGGTGAAGCTGGAGAAGTAGCCGGCCGCGGACGTCCGTAGCCGAGACAGCATGCGCTCGACCTGAGCGCCATAGTCCAGCGGGACAGAGATCAAGCCACTGCCGCGGT